GCGTGGTAGTGATGACAATCGAAACTAAATGTATTTATGAAATCACTAGAGATAAATTTCATGGGGTTTTTTCCAATCGTGAGTATGACATTTTGTGCGAATTTAGAGAAGAGCCTTATGCGGTTATTGAATACGATAACAAATTAATAAAAGTGAAATTATATCAAGTTGAATTTATCGAGGAGGACAAACAAATGACTAACAAATTAGAGTTTAAAAAATTATCAGAGGACGCAACTACACCAGAACGTGGTCGATTAGATGCAGGATATGATATCTATTCTGCCGAAACTATCATTCTTGAGCCACAGGAAAAAGCAGTAATCAAAACTGATGTAGCCGTAAACATTCCAGAGGGCTATGTAGGATTATTAACATCTAGAAGTGGTGTAAGTAGTAAAACACACTTAGTGATTGAAACAGGCAAGATAGATGCAGGGTTTCAAGGTAATATGAAGATTAATATTAAGAATGACAGACAAGATTTTGTTATTGATTCAGATGTGTATCAAGATATTAAAGGTGAAATACATTATACGGATAAAACGCTTGATTCAGGTACTTACAAAATCAACAAAGGCGACAAACTCGCACAACTCGTTATCGTACCTATTTGGACGCCAGAGTTAAAAGAAGTAGAGGAGTTTAGTTATGTGTCAGAGAGAGGGACAGACGGGTTTGGATCAACAGGATACTAAGGACATATTAGAAAAAGTAAAAGAGGTGCTGGGGAAGTGAGCGTCATAACTATTCATAAGGCTAAAAAGAAACCTGTAGAAATCGAATTTATTCAATTTAAAAATATGGTAAGTGCAGGCGAGATTGAAAGGTGGACTAATTTACAAGCTGTTCATGATGACAGTAGCGGTAAAGATTTAATGTATATTGATACGCTAGAAGGTGTCATCACAGCTACAATAAACGACTATATCGTTAAAGGTGTAAACGGGGAATTCTACCCGGTAAAACCAGATATATTTGAACAAACTTATGATATTTTACCAGATGTTATTAAAGGTGATTATATATGGGATAAGGAGTGATACCGTGACACAATACCTAATCAGACAATTTGAAGATAGCACAGGTCGCATTCACACAGATGTTGAGAAACCACGTAGTAATGAAACTCTCTCTATTGTGGAGGCGGAGAGTAAGGAAGAGGCGCTAGAAAAGTTTGAGGAGGGGAACAATGATTAATATTCCTAAAATGAAGTTACCAAAAAGATACACTGAGACAATCAAAAGACTTAAAAATAGCACGCCAGAAGAAAAGGTCAAAGTTGAAGAGGACTTTATAAAAGCTGTCAATGATAAGGAAAGTGGATTTTATAGCCCTATGATGGCAAATATGAATGAACAGGAATTAAGAACTATGATTAGAATGGCTACTAATTTAATTGATACTGGGGAGGGTAACAATGATTAAACGACTACTAAAAATATGGTTTATCATCACAGTGTACGAACTAAGCAAATATCTAACTAACGAACTTATCGTTAAGTTGCAGAGTGAAGATGATGTGGACGTGCCACAAGACTTCACACAGGACGATCATATCCATTTGAATGCGGAGGTGAGCGAGTAATGAGTAAATTAATCAATCAAGAATATGTAATTGAAACTAAAGATGGTAACTACTATGAAGAAGAAATACAAGTATTTGGCGATGGCAAACCATTAAGAAACGTGTTAAAAGTTTCACCATATGTAAAAGGAGCCAAAAGATTTTCAGATATTAGTGAAGCTCACGATGTAGCATACGCATATGGATTTAAAGTGTTGACGCTTAACACATATCTTGAGGAGGACTAACTTTATGTGGATAGCATTAACCATTATACTCGCAATAGCATTACTGATTACATTAGGTAGTAACTCAATGTTGCGTAATGAATTAGATACGTTGAAGTACACCAACGTATATCTCTTTAGTAAGTTTGTAAGAGAAAGTGATATAGAAGATATTAAACGTGATATTGATAGAGCGAAGAAACAGTTTAAGTAATGGAGGTTAATAATGAGTGGTATTGACGAAAGTATATTGAAAATTATAAACCTCGTATATGAAAAGAAATTACTAAACCATAGGTTGACTATAAAAGAATTAATTTTGATATATAAAATCGAGATGGCTTTATATGAGTTTTCTAAAGAGTAATGGAGGTAATCACTTGTACACACACGAACAAATAAGGGATATGATATTTGAATACCATTGGCGTAGAAATAGATTAGTAGACGAGGGATATACTAAAGAGAGTAACGGTACTGCTCAATATGGTATAGATGCTACTATGCCTAAAGGTAAAGGACATACTTCAAATAAGGTATTGAATATCGTCACACGTAATGACACGTTGTACAGAGTGTTGTACAAACATATAGAAGTTGTAGAGTTTATAGATAAGTATGAACATAAGATAAATGATGATATGAACCTTAACATCTTGTATGAGTTTAAGAAAGGAAAGAACTTCACTCAAGTCAAAAAGATTATGAAGATTGGTAGAGATACCTTAAACAAAAGAATAGATGAGATTGTGAACAGTTATATCAATCAACAAGAACAACACAAACAACAACATCAACACAATCAACAACTTCAACAAGATAAGCAACATCAACACTAATTTTAAATATACTTATATAAGTTTTATAATTGAGTTAATACGATATGAATATACAGGCACATCACTTTTGTGGTGTGTCTTTTATTATGGAGTTTATACATGATGAATGATTATAAAACACGTAAAAAGTTCTATAACAGTAAGGATTGGGAAACTGTAAGGTTAATGGTTTTGAAAAGAGATAACTTTGAATGTCAGTGGTGCAAAGAAGAAGGGAAAGTCACTACTGAAGACTTAGAAGTTGACCATATTGAAGAATTGCAAGATAGACCAGATTTAAAATTAGATCCTGATAACCTAAGAACATTGTGTAAGGCTTGTCATAATAAACGACACAAAAGATTTCAGTACGGTGGTAATCAATTTAAACCGCAAAAGAAATGGAACGATGAAAAATGGTAAAAAACACGCCCCCCATCAAATCATTTCCCGATTATTTCCCGAGTGGGAGAACGGCGGGTGGGCTCGACTTCGCAACTTTTTGAAAAAATTACACATATAACCTATACCCCCACCTCTACATGAAGAAAGGAGTGATTTTGTGAAAGTAAGTGACAATGATAAGAATGTAATTAAAGAACGTAAGCGATTAGAAGAAATTTACAAAGATATTCCATCAGAAAAGCTGAAAGTTGTTGAAGGGTTAATTATACAAGCAGCAAGATTACGTGTCATGCTCGATTATATGTGGAAAGACATTCAAGAAAATGGCGAATACACCATGTTTCAACAATCACAAAACTTACCGTCATATGAACGCGAACGTCCAGTAGCACGATTATATAATACACGTGACCAATCATACCAACGTGTGATTAAGCAACTTACCGACTTATTGCCTAAAGAAAATAAGGCAGTTGAAACAGATGAACCTGTTGATGATTATGTATGATCAGAAACAAATATGTTGATGAGTATATTCAACAATGGCGTGAAGGCAAAATTGTTTTTAATCAAGAGCGTATCGATCTAATAGAGTATCTTGAAAATGATGTACTAACACTCTCTACTGTACATTTTGAAGAAGATAAGATTGAGAAGTGCATCAAGTTTATTGAGAAGTGGTATTTTTCAACGCAACCATTTCAACGCTTTATCATTGCTTTCTTATTCTTGATAGACGATGTTGAAGATACACCATATTTCACAGAATTTGCTTTATTCATGGGACGAGGTGCAGGTAAGAATGGTTTTATCAGTGCAATAAGTGATTTTTTCACTACTCCTATACACGGTATTAAAAAATACGATATTTCAATTGTTGCGAACAGTGAAGAACAAGCAAAAACATCATTCAATGAGATATACGACGTTTTATTAGAAAATAAGCGTAATAAAACAGGAGAACGACCTAAAGCACCTTATGAAGTAAGTAAAACGGAAATCAAAAACCGTTCTACTGGTTCAATTATTAGATATAACACTTCTAATACTAAAACTAAAGATGGTGGTCGTGAAGGTTGTGTAATCTTTGATGAGATTGCTATTTATGAAACAGCGGATATGGTAAACGTCAAACGTGGTGGTTTAGGAAAAGTGCCGCATGACAGAACGTTTTACATTTCGACTGATGGATTTGTACGTGAAGGGTTTATGGACCAAATGAAAGAACGTATATTAGAAGTGTTAAAACGAAATAATCCTAATGATCGTATATTCCCTTTCTATTGTAAGCTTGATGACCCTAAAGAAGTAGACGACGAACGAATGTGGGAGAAGTCTAATCCGATGTTACACCCTCCACTTACAGGATATGCCCGCAACTTAAAGCGTAAGATAAAAGAAGAATATAACGTGCTGCACATTAACCGTTCAAACAAGCCAGAATTCATGACTAAACGGATGAATTTACCTGAAGTTGATGAAGAAAAAGTTGTAGCACCATGGGAAGAGATATTAGCCACAAACAAACCATTACCTAATTTAGAAAATAAAGCCTGCATTGGTGGTCTTGACTATGCGTTGGTTCGTGACTTTGCCAGTGTAGGCTTGTTGTTTAGAGATAATGATGAATATTACTGGTTAACGCACTCTTTTATACGCCGAGAATTCTTAGAAACGACGCATCTTGAACCACCGATTGAACAATGGGCAGATGACGGACTACTCACAATTGTAGATGATGATGTAATTGATATTTCTTATATCGTAAATTGGTTTATTCAACAACAAAGTAAATATCATTTAACTAAAGTAATATCAGATAATTTCAGAACAGATATTGTAAGACGACCTTTTGAAGAAGCAGGTATTCCGTTAGAAGTTATTAAAAATCCAACTGCGATACATGGTTTGCTTGCGCCTAGGATTGACACCATGTTTGCTAAAAAACAAATCACATTTGGCAATAACCCTTTGATGAGATGGTTCACAAACAATGTAGCAGTAAAAATGCAACCGGATGGTAGTAAGAAATACATCAAGAAAGATGAAGTTAGACGTAAAACTGATGGTTTTCATGCCATGTTACACGCGCTTTATCGTGCAGACGAGATATTAGAGTATGATCAACCGTTTATTATGGCAGACATTAGCTTTTAGGAGGTGAGATTTTGAGTATATTCGACAGAATTATGGGAAGGAACGAAGCAATCGAGTTTAGTTATGATTTAGATTTAATCCGTGAGACGTCACATAAAGCTTACATAAAGAAGTGGGCGTTAGATACTTGTATCAATCATATAGCTAGAACAATTAGTCAGACGAAGTTTGAAATCATTGATGGCGAGAGTAAAGATACGACTTCAACTACTCACTATAAATTGAATGTGCGTCCTAATACCGATGAAAGTGCCGCAACGTTTTGGCAAAAAGTAATTCGAAAGTTAATTTATGATAACGAAGTTTTGATTGTAGTGACTGATTCAAAAGATTTAATTATTGCAGATGATTTTGTGAGAGAAGAATACGCACTCTATGACGACATATTTGACCACATTATTGTAGGAGATTTCGAGTTTGAACGCTCATTTAGAATGAGCGAAGTTATTTATCTCGAATACAACAATGAAGCAATCACGAATATGTTATATGGCTTATTTAGTGATTATGGTGACATTTTCGGACGATTGATTCGCTCTAACCTAATGAACAATCAAATTAGAGCGACGCTTGAGATGGACGCTAACACGGTGATTAACCAACAAACTCAAGAAAATATTCAAAACTTTATTAATAAAGCGTATGACGCATTCAGTACCAATGACGTGGCTATCGTACCTGTTCAAAAAGGTTATCAATATAACGAACACTCGAGGGATAGTGTAAATAGCAAGTCACAAATTGAAGAAATGTCCAAAGTACCTAACCAATTACTAAGTTATGTAGCAAGAAACTTAGGCATTCCAGTTGGATTGATTAATGGAGATACAGCAGACATTGAAGCAATGACTGATAACTATATGAAGTTCTGTATTAAGCCAATTATTGAGAAAATCACTGATGAATTAAATGCGAAACTATTCAGTGAACGTGGATATAAAGAAGGTAAACGAATCAAGGCAATAAGCATTGACCAAAAAGGACCACTTGAAGTGAGTGAAGCAATAGATAAGCTCATCGCAAGTGGTTCTTTTAATAGAGATGAAATTCGAGTGCTTACAGGCTTTGAACCTATTGGAAGTGAAGAAATGCAGAAATTTATCATCACTAAAAACTATCAAACTGTGGATGAAGAAACTACAGGTAGTGAAGGAGGTGATATAAATGGCGAATAACGAAATAGACATCTATGGCTTAATTGATAGCACAACAATTGAAGGTATGACGATTAGTCCACAAACGGTAAGAGATCAATTAAAAGCAATGGGTGATGTTGATGAAGTCATTGTTAACATAAATAGCAACGGCGGAGATGTATTTTCAGGTGTAACGATTTATAACATGTTAAGGCGTTTTGATGCACATATCACTGTTAATGTTGATGGTTTAGCTGCAAGTATTGCATCGGTTATCGCAATGGCAGGAGATACGGTTAATATGCCGGGCAATGCCATGCTGATGATTCATAATGCATGGACGATTGGCGAAGGTGATGCACGAAGCTTTAAAAAGCAAGCCGAAGACTTAGAACGCATCAATAATGTTGTATTTAATAGTTACGTTGATAAGAACCCTGGCATTGATCATGCGCTTCTTCAAGATTATATGGACGAAGAAACATGGTTAACAGCTAAAGAAGCTAAAAAGTTAGGACTTATTGATAATATTACTAAAAATTCTAGAGTTGCAGCAGCAACCACATCAACAATTTTAGGAGGTGAGAAGTTCATGTCAAGATATCGTAATGAAGACCCAAATCAACAACCTAGAGAAACAAGTGACATCACAGTTGAAGATGTTATGGATAAGTTAGAGGAAATTTTAGCTGAAATTAAAAAGGTTAACGACAAAGATGCTAAAGAATATGTAAAAGAATCGGAAGATAAACCTGCAGAAAATTCATTTGCACGTTTATTTAACATGAATATTAAATAAAAAAAGGAGGCCAATAATCATGGCAATTAATCTAGAAAACAATCAAGACTTCGAAAACTCAAAACAATTGTTACAAGAGTTTTCGAATATGGATTCAAATGCTTCTGACGAAGAAGTAAAAGAAAAATATACAGAATACATGAATGCTTATTCAGAAGAATTAGCAAACGCTATTCGTAAGGATATGAGACAAGAACAAGGAGATAATGCGGTATTAAACGCGCGTAATGTTAACCGTTTAACTAACGAAGAAAAGAAATTTTATAACGCATTAGTTTCAGAAGACCATGTGAATACTGATACTAAATGGAAAGACACAGAACTATTACCGGAAACAATCGTTGATCGTATTTTCGATGATATTGAAACAGAAAAACCATTGCTTAAACATATTAATATTCAACGTACCGGACTAAAAGCACGTGTTATTCGTTCTGTTCCTGAAGGGCAAGTTGTATGGGGTAAAATCTTTGATGAAATCCGTGGCCAATTGGAAGCTACATTCTTCGAACAAGATGTAACATTAGGTAAAGCCACTTGTTTTGTAGTAGTGCCTAAAGATTTAAAAGATGCAGGTGTACAATGGGTTGATCGTTATGTACGCACTCAAATTAAAGAAGCTTTCGCAGTTGCTATCGAAAAAACAGCAATTAACGGGCAAGGTGCAGCGCGTAACGAACCTGTAGGATTAATGAAAGAGATTAACCGTACAAACAATGCTGTATCAGATAAAACGGTTGCGGGTACTTTAACTTTATCTGACCCTAAAAAGTCAATTGCTGAAATCGGTATGGTGATTAAAAATTTATCTATTAAAGAATATTACGACAAAGAAGGTAATGTTAAACGCTCTAAAGGTGCAAATGTTACAAATAACGTAGTCGTTGTATTAAACCCAGCAGATTACATTTATGCGAAAATCGCGTTTACAATTCCGATGCCTAATGGTCAATATGCAAGCCCTATTCCGTTTAATGTGACTTTCGAACAATCTGAATTTGTACCACAAGGGAAAGCAGTGGCTTTTGATAAAACGCGTTATCATTTTTATGCGGGTAGTGAAGTTATCTTGCGTACATTCGACCAAACTTTAGCTTTAGAAGACATGGATTTATATACAGCGAAACAGTTCTTGTATGCTGAGCCCGATGATAATAAAACATCATTTGTTTACGATGTTGATTTCTCAACATTTGGCGCACCAAAACCAGAGGACGTTTCTGATGACAGTGATTCAGAAGATGAACCATCAGCATAGGAGGTTATCCGATGGCTAAATTTAAAGTTTTAAAACCTTATACAGATATTGAACTTAATAGAAAGTTAAATGAAAATGATGAGGTTGAAATGACCGTTAAACGCTCTGAAGAAGTTGAAAAGGCACTTTTTGAAAAAGGGTTTGACGGTCCTTTTCTTGAAAGAATTAGAGAAAAGAAGTGATTTGAATGATTACAGATGAACATGTAAATAAATTCAAATCAAGAAATCGTATTTTTTATGATTTTGAGGATGAAAGACTCAGACATGATTTAGAAATGTCATATGAAGACATTCAAGCTAAATGTGGTCAATTCGAAATGGATGAAAGCTCGTTAGGTCGTGAATTAGTGTTTGAACGCACACGTTACGTCCTTAATGACAAATTAGAAGAGTTTCACAACAACTTTTTATCTAGTATTGTTCAATTTCAAATTTTAAATATGGAGGTGTCAGACGATGGTGCAATCACGTAGAGATTTTGTGATTGGTGGAGAAATGAGGACGCCAGTCATTTTTTATAAAGCTATACCGTCTGATGATTTTCTTCCTGGTGAAACTGTGGATGAGGAAGTATATAAGTGTTTTGCAAATGTGTATCCTCCTTCACAAAAGGATTTGGATATGACAGATAAAGAAGCAAGCATAACGATGGTAACGTGGTATCCAATGGATAAAGAAATTACGGATGATATGTATTTTGAAATAGCATTACCTCGCTACAAGGACCAGAAATTTAATATAGTTGAAACTTTTGACGACACAGATTATCACCGTAATTTAAAAGTTATTGGAAAAATAAAACAATGAGTGTAGAAGTTAAAGGTGTTCACCAAATGTTACGTAAAATCGGCGAACAATACGGCGAAACAAAAATGTTAAAAGCACAAGATAAAGCCTTAAGACGAGGTTCTAAATACTTTGTAAGTGTCTTAAAGACGAATTTTGAAGTGTTTAGAGATACTGGAGCTAGTATTGAAGAAATCGAAGTGACCGACCCTTATTATATTCACGGTAAGACACGAATGGTTAAAGTTCATTGGCAGGGACCTATGAGTCGTTACGCCATCATTCATCTTAACGAATGGGGAACGGTTAAAAATCCTACACCTCGAGGTAAAGGCGCTATTGCTAGAACAATGTTCACAACCCAAAAGCCGTATCAAGAAATCATAAAACAATCTATGGCAGGTGACTTATAATGTTTGATATGTTGAAAATCTTAAAAAAACATTTATTAAAAAACGCAACAATTGCTCAGCATTGTAAAGGTCGCATACGTGCCTATCATTATGATGAAACTGCCGATACAACTGGACCGTACATTTTAATAACACCACTTGCTGCACCACAACCATCAACATATGCAAGTGACGTTTCATTGACTACAGAATACTTGTATCAAATCGATGTCAGAGGCCCACAATACGATGTGGTTAAACTAATCCAAGAAGAAATACGTAAAACGATGTGGTCCATTGGTTTCAGACAACGAGATGGAATCGATGAATATGATCCCGATATAAGAATATATATGGATGCTCGACGCTACATCGGCAATCCATACACAATTGATGAATTAAGACATATTGACTAGCCTTCCATGAGTAATGGAGGGCTAATATTATGCGCAAAAATAAGGAGGAATTATAAATGGGTAGATATAATGCTGCAACAGGTTTAGGTAAATTATATTATGCCGTGATTCAAAGTGAAGACGGTGCAAACGTAACAACTTCAGGTGTAAAAGAAGTTGATTACGTGCAAGAATTATCAATTGAATTCGGTGAAGAATTAGAAAAAGCATATGGTTCAAACAAAGTAGCTGAGATTGCAAAATCAGCAGGTGAAACACAATTATCATTAACATTCCACAAATTGCCGATTGATGTTCAAAAAGATTTATTAGGTTTAATCGAACATGAATCAGCACAAAATGTTTATGGCTTCGGTAAATCTTCAGGTATTACTTATACTGCGGTTGCAATTCCACGTACGATGGAAGACGGTTCAACTGAGTGGTTCGGACTTTCTAAAGGTGTATTCACTCGACCAAACAAAGAAGGTCAAACAAAAGAAGATGGTGTAGAATTCGGTTCAGACGAAATCGAAGGTCAATTTATGGAACGTCATGTTGACGGGTTCAATGAAGAATTGGCAGTAATGATGGCTTACGATGAAAAAGGTTCTACTGAAGGTCGTGACGCCGTATTCCAATCAATTTTTGGTAAAGGTTTCGAAACTGTACAAACAGGTTCTTTTAATAATGCAGAAGGTGTAAAAGTAACTATCGAGCCATCTTCTGCAGATGTAAAAGTCGATAGTACAGTTCAATTAAGAGCTATTGTAAGTCCTGAAGATGCGATTGATTCAGATGATGTTACATTTGAATCGAGTAATACAGACATTGCAACTGTTGATGAAAATACAGGATTAGTAACTGGGATTTCGGAAGGCGAAGCTAGAATAGCTGTAGGAAGTGCTTCACGTCGTAAAGTTTATGCACAAGCTACTATCAATGTAACTTCTAAAGAAATTTAGCTTATGGGGGCGACTTTAACGAGTCGCTTCTTTTTAAATTTAAATTAAACGGTCAAATAGAAAAACCCGATGAAAAGGAGAATATAAATTATGGCAGTAAGAAAATTTGTTGAATTACGAGATGAAAATGGAGAAGTAAAAAAATATCATGCACCTGCATTTATTAAAGGTAGTGTAGCACGTAAAGGTTTTAATTTAGGTAAAGAATTCCAAAAATTAGAGCAAAACGGTGGAGAATTTGATGATGACTTATTAGATAAATTATATAGCTTTATCGCTAATGATTTATATGATGGTCAATTCACAGCTGAAGAATTCGAAGATGGCACAGACGCACGAGAAGTATTATCTGTGGCTATGGAACAATTAGGTGGAATTTTAGGTGACGAGGGAAAGACGACGAAATAGACGATTCTCGTTTAAAGCCTGAAGATTTCACTTATGAAAAGCAATCGGAGTATCTTGATACTTTATATAAAGAGTTGATGGAGAATGGTTGGAAAATGCCTGAAATCGATAATACAGATATCTACCAACTACTTCGCATTATGAATAATAAGAAGAAATCTAAGACTAAGAAAGTCGGCAAAAACGAGAGCCTTATCGCCGCAATAACCGGTAAGGATCCAAGACAACAAGAGGGGGCCAATTAAGTCCCCTCTTTTTTTATATCTAAAAGAAAGGAGAGTGAATTAAATGGCACATGATAAAATCGAAGGTTTTACAATAGGTTTAGGGTTAGACACCTCAGATATCGATAAAGGGATGGCCAACTTAAAGCGCAAGTTACAGACAACAGATGCAGAGATGAAGAAAAACCTTTCAACGTTTGATAAGGCAGAGAAATCAGTAGAAAAGTACGAAACTGAAATTGAAGGGCTAAACAAAAAACTTACTCAACAAGGTAGAATGAGTGAACAAGCACAAAAGAAATTAGACCAATTAAGACGTTCACAAGAAACAATGTCAGATAAACTTGAAGAATCTGCACGTAATGCTCAAAAAGCTAAAAAAAGCTATGAGACCTTAGCAAATTCATATGACAAGTTGAACAACGAGTTGAAAGAATACACTAATGCAGCAGATAAAGCTAAAAATACTGAAAAACAGCACAGTAACACTCTTAAAGCATTAAAAGCTCAATTAGCTAATGCTAAAAGCTCTGTCGACAGTTTGCAATCTGAATTCAATGAATTAAGTAAATCTGGTAAAGCAAGTAAACAAGAGTTAACGGCATTAGGAAATCAATTAACTAAAGCTAAAACGCAATATGCGAGTCTTTCAAAATCTGTAGATAGTGCTAAACGCGATTTAAACGAATCGAAAGTAGCTACGGCTAATGCTAAAAATGAATTACAAAAATTTAGCGATGCCAATAAAGAAGCGATGACAAGTGTTAAAAGTGCAATGGATGTAGCTAAAAAAGAAGCTAACGATGCAGAACGCTCATATGCAAGTTTAAATCGAGAAGTTGGACAACTACCTTCTAAATTAGATAAAGCCGAAAAAGAAGCTTACGAACAAGCCACTGCTTATAACGTTTTACAGAATCGTATCGATGAAACCACAGATGAGTTAAAAGAATACGAGCGTGAACAAAGAAAAGCAGCAGGTCTTAGTGGCATGTTTGCTCGTATGGGTTCTGCTTGGGAAGATACGCAACGTAAGATAGATAAAATCGGGGATAGTTTTAGAAATGTTGGTTATGTCGTTAACGGCATTGGCTTTGGTGGTTTAACTGCTAATATTACATCTATTATTCCAATTGCTGGCAGTGCAGTAAGTGCTATAGCAGGCATTGGTGGTGCAGCAACTGCAGCAGCAGGTGGAGCAATTGGTTTAGGTGCTGCTTATGGTACTGCTTTTGCAGCAATAACTGCATTTAGTGGACAAGCAACTACAGCACTTCAAATGCTTGAAGATGGAGAATTAAAAGCAACTAGAGAAATTAAGAATTATCAATATGTGCTAGATGGTCTTCAAAACCAATGGAAAGATTTAGTTAGAGCTAATCAAGCAGCTATTTTTAATACAATGACTAACGGTATTAATATAGCAAGATATGCCCTAACACAATTGATTCCTTTCATTACTAAAACCACAAACCAAATTGCACAAGCTTCTGCAAAAATGCGTGATTGGGTAACATCTTCTGAAAATGCTAACAATGCCTTCAAAATGATTAATAATATTGGTCCGCCGATATTCCAAAATATACTCAATTCTGCTATGAAAGTTGGAGATGGCCTCACTCATATATTCACTCAATTTGGTCCATTATTTGCTTGGACAGGTAAAGGCTTAGAAAGTTTAGCGAATAAATTTAATGCGTGGGCAAATAGCACAAGTACAGATAAAGGTATCGCTCAATTTATTCAATACACTAAAACGAATTTGCCAATCGTTGGTCAAATCTTTGGGAATGTGTTTAGTGGAATAATAAGCTTATTCACTGCATTCAGTGGCCATTCTCAAAAAGTATTAGTAGGTATGCAAGGCGTCACACAATCACTTAAAGAATGGGCCAACAACCTTAAAAACACAGAAGGGTTTAAAAACTTCTTAAAATACTTAGAAACGAACGGTCCAGTTGTATGGCAATTACTTAAAAACATCGGCACTATTATTGTTGGATTAGTTAAAGGTATGGCACCAATTGGGGCAATCGTTTTAAGAATTACTACAGCTATTACAGGTTTTATAGCTAAAATCGTTAATGCACATCCTGCTATAGGTGGATTTATAGGTGTTTTAACTGCCGTAGGTGGTACGTTAATGGCGTTAGTACCACAAATTGCACTCGCTAGAACTGCTTTTGCAGGTTTAGGTTTAGGGACTAAAATTGCTACAGTCGCAACAACTTTATGGAAAGGTGTTACTGCAACAGCGACAGCAGTAGCTAATGGTTATCGTTTTGCAGTTGCTAAAATCGCTACTTCTCAAGGTTTAGCGACTTTAAAAACAAAATTATCTATGGCAGCAACCAAAGCATGGACGGTTGTTACTAGAGGTGCAGCGTTAGCTACAAAAGGTTTAGGCTTAGCATTACGCTTTATGACAGGACCTGTTGGAATAGTGATAACTTTAATAGGTGCATTAGCTGCAGGTATCATCTACTTATGGAAGAATAACGAAACATTCCGTAACTTTGTAATCAAAGCATGGACTGGTATTAAAAACACGGCTATTGCAGTGTTTGGTTTCTTAAAACCATACATTATAAATATTTGGAATGCTATCAAAACTGCGACAGTTGTCATTTGGAATGCGTTAAAAACTGCTGCGGTTGCTACTTGGAATGGAATCAAGTTTGCAGTACAACATCCAATTCAAGCTTTAAAAAATATAATAACTGCTGTATGGGTAGGCATCAAAACCGCTAGTATCACAATTTGGAACGCCATCAAGAACGGTGTAATGGCGATTTTACGCGGTTGGATTACTTTAATGCGTGCAAGTTTTACTGCGTTGAAATCTTTCTTTTCAGGAATTTGGAATTTTATTAAAAATATTTCTGTAAAAACTTGGAATGCTATTAAAAATGGCGTGCTATCTGCAGTTAAAGCATTAAATACTGGCGTTCGAAAAATCATTTCAACCCTCAAAAGTTGGATGGTTAATGCGTGGAATTTCATTAAAAATAAAGTTGTTACTCTAGCTAAAGGTTTATATACCAGTGTCAAAAATGCGTTTAATAGTTTATGGAATGCTACTAAAAAGATATTTACCACACTCAAAAACTGGGCTATTAAAATATGGACTACACTCAAAAATAAAGTGGTAGCTTTAGCGAAATCTTTATATACCAATGTAAAAAAAGCTTTCACAAGTTTATGGAACTCAACAAAATCTATATTTAACAAACTCAAAAATTGGGTCATTAAATTATGGACTTCTTTAAAAAATAAAATAGTTAGCGTTGCCAAATCTTTATATAATAGTGTTAAATCGCGTTGGAATGCACTTTGGAGTGTAACGAAATCTATATTTAATAGACTTAAAAATTGGGTTGTAAAACTTTGGAGTTCTTTAAAAAACAAAGTAGTAGGTTTAGCAAAAAGCTTGTGGAACGGTGTGAAAAATCGCTGGAACGCTTTATGGAATGGTACAAAGTCTATTTTCAATAAAGTTAAAAACTTTATGACAAACACATGGAGTAAAATAAAATCATCCGTAGTAAATACTGTTAAATCTTTATGGTCTAAAGTTAGAGGTACATTTAACAATATGAAAAATGGCCTTAAAAATATCATTGGTAAGATTAAAGGTCATATCACTGGAATGGTTAAAGCTGTTAAAGAAGGTTTAAACAAATTAATTGGTGGTGTAAACTGGGTAGCGGATAAAATTGGTATGAAACCACTACCAACCTTTAAATTCCATACTGGTACTGAGAGTACACATACACAAAATTTAGTAACTAACGGTAAATTAAATCAAGATACATTTGCTACTGTAGGCGATAAAGGTAAAGGTAATGGACCAGGTGGTTTTAGACATGAAATGATACGCTACCCTAATGGTAAAACAGCAATCACACCTAACAGAGATACAACGGCGTTCTTACCTAAAGGTTCTACTGTATATAATGGTGCGCAAACTCACGCGATGTTAAGCAATAATCAACTACCTCAATTCTCAATTGGTTCAATGTGGAAAAATGCTAAGAAAAAAGGTAGTCAAATTTTAAATGGTGTAGGCGATAAAGCTAACGGTGTTAAACATAAAGCTATGGCAATGGGAGATAAAGCATTAAATACGGCAAAAGGTATTGCTAAAGGCACATTTAAAGCTATTGGCGATGTGTTTGACTATGTTAGCAATCCAGGAAAATTAGTTGATAAAGTTTTAAGTGCGGCAGGCGTTGATTTCAGTTTTGTTAAAGGCGATATACTTGGTGGCTTAATGAAAGCTATGTACAAAAAACTGAAAAATGGTATCAAAAATCTATTTGACGGTTGGCTTGAAGAAGGTGGAGGGGCTGACTTATCTTCATTTGATAAGTACCCTATCACAACACCTTATTCACCAAATGCTCGTGTTCCAGGTTATCCTTTTGGCAATGGTCGACATTACGGTATTGACTATGGTACGCCGTCTGGTACAACTATCAAAGCACCAACATCTGGTACTGTTTCAAGAAAACATGACTACGGTGGTGGTTTAGTTGCTAGACTTGTAAATGGTAAGTTTACACAATGGTTCTTACACTTATCTGACATTTTAAAAACAGGAAAGGTGAAACAAGGAGAGCCGTTCGCTAAAACTGGTAACAGTGGTCATTGGACTACTGGCGCACATTTACATTACCAAGTAGAAAAAGGTATCAACGATTATATTACTAACAAAAATACAATTGACCCTGAAAAATTCGCTTCAATGGCTGGCGGAGGTAAAAGTGGAGTATCTAAAGCAGCAAGTGCATGGCGTAGCGATATTGTTCGTGCTGCTAAACGAATGAAAGTGCATCCGTCTAAATCCCAAATAGATGGTATTATTGCACAAATTCAGTTAGAGAGCGGAGGTAATAGCGGTGCTATTCAAAGTGCTTCATTGCATGACGGAAACGAAGGTCCGAACAGAGCAAGAGGTTTACTACAATACGTGCCTAGTACGTTCAGGGCTTACGCGGTAAAAGGTCACAACAACATCAATAGTGGTTACGATCAATTATTAGCTTTCTTCAACAACTCTAATTGGAAAAACGACATTCAATATGGTCGTAGTGGTTGGGGACCACGTGGTTCAAGACGTTTCGCCACAGGTGGCTTAATCAAAAATGCAGGTTGGTACAATATTGCAGAAGGTGGGTATCCTGAATGGATTATTCCTACTGATCCTAATAGAAGAACAGACGCAATGAAATTGTTAGCACTTGCTGCAAAAGACATCGAAGGCAGTAAAACATCAGGTAATAAACGACCAAGTAACTTCTCAAGTACTAAAATAAGTTCTAGTCAATCTGACAATAGTAAACTAGAGAAAAAGTTAGATATGCTTATTGGATTAATGAGTAAATTAGTTCAAAGTAACGATACAATTGCCAATAAAGATTGGTCAGTTGAATTAGATGGTCGAGAAATAAACAGAAATAACAATAAAGAGCAAGCTTTATATGAAGCAACTCATTTATTAGGGAGGTTATAAATAATGGCAGTTGGCTTTAAGCTTTATGACCCTAATATGAATGAAATTAAATTTCCAGTCGGTGTAAAACCGCTGGATTTTTTAGTTTCATCAATAGAAAAAGAAAGATACACAGAAACAATTAAAGGTATTCCAGGAACAATAGACTATGGGTTTGATTATAAAGAGCGTAGTGATTGTTCACTAACTTTTTTCTTAAGACATTATCACGGTGAACATGATTATTTACTGTTAGAAAGTGAAATAAACGCATTTTTAGATAGTCAGCCATTTTTCTATGTAAGTAGAAACAATTTACCAACAAGAGTACTAAAAGTGACTATAGATTCAAGTTATAAAACAGAACGTATTTTAGGTAGTATGTATGCAACAGTGGAAGTACCAGTTACAATAATCGGCCCTCCTTTCTGGCGTACAAAATACACAACGCAAGATATAGAAACAAAAGGGTTTGAGGCAACTGCTGAACAGTTTGGCTTAGCTGATGGACTAAACATTGATTATCCAAAATACACATTCACAGAAAACAAATTCACGGTATGGAACGGTGGCAACGTTATATTAGATCCACGTAATATGCCTTTAAAAATTAAATTGAAACACTTGGTAACTGATGGCAAATTTAAATTAACAAACAAAACAACAGGAGAAACGTTTGAATATTATGCACCTCGAACTGGCAATACAGTTGATTTAGACGGTGTGCAAGCATTCGTAGGTTATCAAGCAAATAGGTTAAGAGAAACCAATCGTAAATACATTAGTATTGTACCTGGTAAAAATGAAATTGAATTTAATGGTGGGACAGTCGATGATGTACAATTTGACTTCCCATTCTATTATAAATAAGGAGTGGTTAAATGGGACGTAGAACGATTGATAGCTTATTCGATAGAAATAATTTATCGAATGTCAATGATAATTTTTTTGAGTTATATCAAACTATCAACAATATTAATATAGATACTTCTCAAGAGATAGAAGAACAATTATCTAATGTGACAGAACAATTGAAGTCTTATTCTAAAGAATTGAATGATTTGAATTTAGTAGGTCTGAATTACAAAATGGGAGAAGATTTATTTAATAAGCCCCCAGAAGGTATAAGTTATAGTAATTATGCAGAAATTACAAGAGACAGTTATTTTAGTGGTTTAAACGATAGATATTCGAGTTTTGGTAATAATAAGATAACAATATTGCCTGGCGGATGGTTTTTTTATAAAATCAAAATTGATAGCTTTACTGAAAATACATTTACAATGGTAGCCAAAATTTTAAAAGGTGCAAGTGTGAGTAAAGTACAATACAGATTTTTAGATGAAGGTCAATTAATAGGTGCTGCTACAGATTTTGACTTGTTAGATGCTGAAAATAATATATATGGTGGCGTAGGAATACAAATCAAGAGTGGAAAGTATTTAGAGATTAGATTTGATAACAGAGAAGCTTCAAGCAATATGGTTATTGAAAACCCAGTATTGTTTGAAGGAAGTGAAATTAAAGCAACCGATAGTGAGATAAAAAATATTTATCTTAATTTAAACAGATCAAACATACAAAATAATGATACTAATCAAACTGAATTAATTAATCACTACTCAGTTCCTGTGAAGACACCAAATGAGTTTGAAATAAAAGACCATGTACTTAAAGATAGAATAATGACAGATGGTAAAGGGAACTTCAGTGTTAATTACGATATAACTACAAATAAATTAACTGGGGGACAAACTTATTACGTCGATATAATCAATGGAAATGATAGTAACGATGGTTTGAGTGAAGAAAAAGCATTAAAAAGTATTCGATATGCAGTAGAGAAATCTAAAGACAATGATACAATATTTATTAAAGAAGGTACTTACTTTAGGTATGCTGGCGCATTATTTGCTAAAGATTTTAACAAAAGCTTAAACATAATCGGAGAAAACGATAAAGTAAATATTGTTATAGCAGACCAACCTAACTGGAATAAGACATCAGGAAAAACAAAGGTCTACGAGTTCGCTCGTTCCTCTGTAAGAAATGTTATAAATATTAAACTAAATACGCCTTTAAAAAATGTTGGTTCAATAGATGAAGTAGATACAACTACTAACAGTTGGTTTACAGATAATACAAAAGTTTATGTAAATGTAAACGGTACTCCAAATGATAATATCGTTCCGATTATTGCTGGGACAAACTTTCAAGTAAGTGTATTATCAAGCAATATTTACATGGAAAACTTAAATTTTATTGGAGGTAATAATGGAGTACAACTAAATATGAGTAAAGGTAATAAAGCATATTTAAAAAATGTCAATTTTTATCATAGTAATCCTACTTTTAATGGTATAGCTATTGTAGGTGGAGATTTAGCAATATTAGAAAATTGTGAGGCAAGTTACAATAGCTATGATGGTTTTAACTACCATGTAGGCGCTGATGGCTCTCTTCCTTTCATTGTTGAAATTGATTGTTTAGCCGTAGAGAACGGTAGTGATAAAGGAACAGCAGGCGTTAAATCTAATAATGGCACAACTACTCATGACGGTGTTAAATCTATCAGGGTAAACGGTTCGTATGGTAGAAATGATGGAGGAAATGTAGCTGATGTAAATAGTGGAACTCAAAGTTGGAATTTAGGTTGTTCCGCATTCGAAAGTTATCAAGGAAAAGATTTCCAGATTGCATCAGGTGCTATTATGTTTCTTGATAACTGTACCGGTTTTGGTAGCGAAAATAGTATTAATGTTGGAAACACAGAGGATACGATTTATACACGTATGGGATATTATCAAAATAAATTAATTGCAGGAAAAGAAATACTTTATTAGTCGACTATTAAATTAGTCGGCTTTTTATTTTAGGTGGTGAACTATGGAAAACTTATTTTTTATTAGAGACTTAGAGGGCGAAGAATACTATTTAGAAGGCACAATTAAACATGAAATGGAATTGAATGGTGATGAACGTATTGATATGGATATTCCATACACACCAATGAACAGTTTATTTTTAGATAAACAAGATGATTTAAAAATGTGGATTATCCTATTTGAGAATAAAGAGTATCGTATTATTTCCAGTAAACAACAAGGTTATGGAGATAAATATACTATTAGTGTTACAGCAGTTCTTTATATTCTTGATTATCTAAATACACATAGAGTATATGAACGTATTGATGCAAGTCTTACGACTAAAGAAGCCTTTGATATTGTATTTAATGATACGCCATACACATATATAACGGTTGATACTGCTTATAGTGAACGTTTTGAAGGTATTGGCGAAGGTGAAACTAAATTAGAAATATTTAAAACATTTATTGATCGTTATGGTTATGAAATGAAAATCGTAGACAAAGTCGTTTATCTATACAACCAAATTGGTAATGATGCTAACTTTGAGTATCGCCACAAAGTTAATACGCAAGACATAGAAAAAGAAGTAGATGCTTCTGAAATGTACACTTATATGAGAGGATATGGCGACTACAGAGAAGAAGGTGGGGAAGAAGAAACTACTACCGAAACTACCAATTCTGAAACATCTTCAGGCTATCAAAAGACAAGCGTTAAAGTGATTGAAAATGATAATGAAGAAGATGTGACTAAAAAAGCGAAGTTAAAACGAGAATATACGTCACCACTTGCAGCGATTATTGGCATACGTGAAGGTCCTCCTATCATGAATGCTAATATAACTAAACAAGAAACAATGGATAAGCAATTAAAAGAAGCTGTTGAAAGTAGTGTAAACATCTCATTTACTGCTGATATTTATGATATGAGTAGACATGGCTATCGTTTCCAACATGCTGAATTAGGTGACAGAGTATTTTTAGTAGATGAACGTATTGGGTTAGATACTGAAATACGAGTAGTCAAAATAGATAGAGAAATTAATAACGAAGGATATGTCACAAACGTTGAAATTACATTCGGCTCAGCTAATTTAGCAGATAATTATAGTAGTAACTTATCGACTGCTGCAAAAGATATTCAAGACTTAATTGAAGGGCGTAAAAAACTAAAATTTGATGCACTTGATGTAATTAGTCAATCAATGGTTAAGAAAATACTAAATACTTCAAGCGAACTAGCTTTTGATAGTAATGGTATTCATGCAGTAGAAAAGAATAACCCTAACAATCAGATGACTTTAAATAGCAGTGGCGTAATGCTTTCAACTGACGCAGGAAATACTGCAAGAACAGCGATTACTGCAGAAGGTATTATCGCAGATGCCATAACGACAGGGTCATTATGGACTGAAAATGTGAATGTAATTGGTACTGGGGGCTATTTATCTATCATTGATAATGAATTATTAACCGTAGATCCTAACAGTTTATCCCGTACTTTATTACAACCTACAGGTCTTTCAATCACACGTCCAGACGGCGCAGTCTACATGGTGAATGGTGTACCAAAAATGGACTTAGAAGTTCAAAAAAACTTATTTCATTATTCCACAGTAGAGAACAACGGGCGTTACAGTTTGACATCTGAAACTGAACCACAGGTATTTGAATATTTTTACACACAGCATAAAGCGCGTTATTTAAATGTCTCTTATGCAATTGGTTGGGATTATAATAATCCAAGCGATACTGGTGGTGTTGAAATTATTGTTGAAGAATTTGGTAATGGCGATAAAAATAGAAGAGCTAGTTATAAAACGATTGCCAAGCGTACTGATGATGAAGTGTATGGTGTTATTCAAATTGATTTAGGTGTGCCAACGTATGAACCACTTAACTGTTATTTAAAAGTGAGACGTATTGGTGGCACTTCCAAAGATAAAGTTACTGCACGAAGTACTAGAGTGTGTATGAGAGGATGATTAAATGAACTGGTTATTATTTTTAAAATATATAGATGATAAATATCATATTGTTCAAGCAGGTTCAGATATTGTACCAACAGAAGATTTTGATAAAGTGCTACCCACAACTGAACGAATTGCTCGTCAATCGGATAAAGTTTACTTTGATGGCGAGAAATTAAAGTTAAAAGACGGAGAAACATTATTATCTGTAGAAGAATTAAACGAATTAAAAGAAAGTCCATTAGAAGAAGAACTTAAACAAACGCAACCAGTTATATTTGATATTGATTAAGCCATAGCCAGTGGAGGTTATGGCTTTTAAATTTGAGTAAAGTAGGTGAGGATATGCCAGAAAACAACCAAAGAGGAGAATTAGAAAGAAGAGTTAGTCGTTTGGAAGATAACGATGAAAAAATATTTGACTCTTTGGAACAAATTAAAGATGGGCAACACAATCAAAATTTAGTTAATCAAAAAATGAATTTTACATTAGACTCAATCAATCGAGAACGCAAATTAGAGAAAGAAAATAAAAAAGAAAATCAAAAGAACATTAAAGATATCAAAATGTGGGTGCTAGGTTTAGTAGGCACGATATTTGGTTCTTTAATTATTGCTTTATTGCGTATGGTTTTCGGTATATAAAGGAGATGAGAACTATGTTTAACTTCGTATTTGGAGCTTCATTTTGGACATGTTTTTGGTTTGGTAAATGTAAATAAGGATTAGTTTTAGAGCTGGCGCTATGCGTCGGCTTTTTATTTTAAAGGAGTGTATTAAATGGAAAGTATTATCGCATTCGCAACAGTAATTTCAGTTATTACTATTGCATTGACACAATTAGTTAAACAAGCTGGCATACCTAAAAATATAGTACCATTAATAGCTATTGGCATTGGTATTCTATTAGGTGGCATAAGCGCATTTATTCCAGAATTAGTTACTGAACTATCAATTGGCGGTCGTTTATTAGCTGGATTAATTAGTGGTCTCATGGCTACTGGTATTTGGGAAACAGTTCGACCACGTACAGGATCAACTAAAGATAAAAATAATAAAATTGGTGGAGGTCGTGGATAATGGCAGAAAAATGGAATGGTGTCCCAGTTAAATATGATTTTTTACCGATTGGAACACGTAGAAGTGGGCAACCTTTAACAAGTAAGAAACCTTTATTTGCAGTAGCACATGATACAGGGAATCCAGAAACTACCGCACAAACGAATGTTAATTATTATAAAAACACATACATGATTGATTGGTCATTAGTAGCAAGCGCACATATCTTTGTCGATGACAAAGAGTGTATTGTTTGTATTCCAGTTACTGAGAAAGCATGGCATGTATTATATAATACGCCAACTGACAACCAATGGTATAACGCTGATGCAAACGATGTAGCATTTGGTGTGGAAGGTAGTTACTTCCCTAGTAGTCAAGAACGTTCTCGTAAGTCATTAGATAATATGGCACGTGTATTAGCTTATTTATGTAATTATTGGGACATTGATTACAAAACAGAAGTGCCAGGTCATCAAGATATTCAAAATGACAAAATCGACCCCGGCAATTTATTAGAAGCATGTGGTTATTCACGCAATGTTAAAAACCTTGATAAGCAAATAGCAAAATATATTAATGGGGTACAAGAAGAAACAAGCGAGAAACCCAGTGAAAAGTTATCAGAAAAAACAAAAGAAAAAGTAACATCATCTCCACAAAGTGTTGTTAAGTATAAAGAAGCGATTGAATATATGCACAGTCTGAAAGGTCAGTTTGTAGACTTTGATAATATGTATGCTTATCAATGCGCAGATTTAAGTGTAGACTTCATATATCACGTTACTGGTGGAGTTAGATTTTATGGTAATGCCAAAGAATTGCATACTTTAAATGCTATGCCTAAAGGTTGGAAAGTAGTTAAAAATACAAAAAATTATGTTCCTCCTATTTGCGCTATTGCAGTGTATACTGAGGGTATTTATAGAGAATGGGGGCATACAGGCTTAGTTTGGGACAATTCGGGTGGTACAAATACATTCACAATCTTAGAGCAAAACTATGACGGAAATGCCAATACACCAGCTAAATTGCGTGAAGATGATTATACAGGCTTAACCCACTTCATTGTTCCAGACTTTGCCGATGATAGCGTAGATTTAACAGATATTAAAGAAGTTAAAACAGCGACACGTAAATCAAATGGATCATTGACTATAAATGCAACACCTCCTAAAAAACTCACATGGAGTAACCAACCATACTTCAAAGCTGTTGCAGATAATGCTGGCGTAAGTATTTGTAGACCAAATCATAACAATGTCATGGTTGCTACAAATGAAACATACCAACCTGGCGATGTATTTTATGTTTATGAAATTCGTGATGGTTGGGCTAGAGTATACAGTGCTAGCAATAACGGTTTTGTATGGTATGAACGTCTTATCGTTAAAGATATTTATAAAACTTCAGGTGGGAGTAAATTAGCGAATAAACCGAATAAACAAGTAGTTAACCAAAAAAACAAACTAGATAGCACTAATGGATTAAAAGTTGGTAGCATTCCACCTAGAAGTATGAAGAAATCATCTAAGGCCAGATTTAGAGCAAGAGTTGACCATTACGGAGCCACTTTAGTTAAATTTAAAGGTAAGGAATGGTATACAACAAACGATGTTTATAGAGCAGGTTATAGTCAATTTTATGTATTTGAAGTTAAAGACGGTTGGTGTCGTGTTTATTCAAAAAATAACAACGGTTGGATATGGTATGAGCGTTTAAGAATTGCAAAAGTATTCTAGTGTGTTATACTATGTATAGAACATTACCTGAGCCCTCCAATTTAGGGTAGTCCTAGCGACTGCCCTATTTTTTATGCTATAATCAATTCACATGCAGTCATAAATATTTCCTCTTATATTTATAATCGCCTACGCATGTCACTGGGCGGTTTTTATTGTTTATGAAATATATCATTATAAAAAAGACACTTATATTTAAATAAGTGTCTTCTTAAGTATTAGTTTTTTAATGCTTTTTCTATAC